CAGGGCTTTTACAAAGTCCAAGGAAAAGGTCCCGGCCGACTTGATCTCCACCGGCGTGAGTTGACCTTTCTCCCTGATGATCAGGTCGACCTCATTGCCGTAGGTATCGCGATAGAAATAGAGTTCCGGTCTTATTCCCTTGTTGAGAGCGCCCTTGGCGACCTCCGCGATCACGAGGTTTTCATACAAGTTGCCGCGCAGGGGATCGCGGGATGCCTGTTCCTCGGTGTGAATGCCCAGTAAGAAGGCAATCAAACCAACATCCGTGAAATATATCTTAGGGGATTTCACAACGCGCTTCCGAATGTTCTCGAAGAATGGCGGCAGTTCAAATACTACATATGACGCCTTCAGCACGCTTATCCAGTTCTTAATGGTTGTGCTGGATACCCCCACATCGTTCGAGAGCGAGGAGAGATTGACGATCTGTCCCACTCGGCCGGCCAACAGGGTGAGGAACTTCTGGAATTGTGCCAAGTCGCGCAAATGAATCAAGGCCCGCACATCGCGCTCGACATAGGTTTGCAGGTAGCCGTTGTAGAACCTTCGCGGATCGAGCCCCTCTTCGTGAAGCCTGGGATAAAATCCCCGGACTATCAACTCGAAAGGTGTCCACTTCGATTTGTAGCTGCGGAGTTCTCCAAGCGAGAAAGGCCACAGTGTCAGCATGGCGGTTCGGCCCGCCAGCGACTGACTGATAGCTTCGTGCAATCGCGGTTGGTGACTTCCAGTAAGAATGAACAGGCCCGGCTGTCTGGACTTATCGACGATTCCCTGGAGATATGAGAGCAGGGCCGGAAGCCGTTGTATTTCATCCAAGATACCGCCGCCCTCCATCTGGCCAAGAAATCCTCTCGGGTCAGCTTCGGCTGCTGCTCGGACATCCGGATTTTCCAGGGAGGAGTACGGCTTGTCCGGAAACGTCATTTGAACTAGGGTGGTCTTGCCCGATTGGCGGGGTCCCAGGATGGTCACCACGGGATACTCAGCGGCCGACTGGACCAGCTCTTCTGTGATACTTCGAGTAATCATGGCATGATTATACTCAATTATCGTGAAAATCGCAAGTTAAACTTTGGATTTTCACGGTTTTTTCTAACAGATACCGGGATTCCAGACGTTTCAAATGCAAAATTGCAGAATTTTGTCTCTAAATGACTTAATCCTTGCCAGCTCGCTTAATCCGACACCTCGCCCCCCGCGCCGGTAAGTATCCGTTGAAGTTCGCCATGAAGGCGGACCAACCGGAGACCGGCGTATGGATATCGACACCTTCAAACCGACCTTTCTGATCCAGATCGAGGGGCAGACCCTCTCGGCGGACATCACCCAGGAGATCACCTCGTTCGTCTTCGAGGACAACGAAGAGGAACTCGACGTACTGGAGCTGGCCGTCACCGACCGGAACCTCCAGTTCGTCGACGATCCACTGTTCCAGGAAGGCAACGAGATCGTCGCCCGCTTCGGGTATGTCGACAACCTCTCGCCGCGCAAAAAAGCCGTCATCAAGGATATCGACTACGACTTCCCGGAGGACGGTGACCCGACCATCCGCATCAAGGCCTACGACAAGGGCTTCAAGCTCACTGGGAAAGAGAACCAGAAGGTCTGGCAGAAGCCCGCGCCCGGCATCCTCTATTCCGAGATCGCCGAGGAGATCGCCTCGGCCAACGACCTTACTCCGGTGGTCACGCCTACCAGAGGCCGCCATCTGCGTGTGACCCAAAGCAACGTCTCCGACGCGCAGTTCCTTAAGGAGCTTGCCGGAAAGGCGCGCGACAAGGACGGCGACGGCGTGACCGGGTACGTTTTCTATATCCAGGACGACGAACTGCATTTCCATCCCCGCGATCTGGACGAAAAGCCCGCCGCGGTTCTTGAGTACTTCACCGACCGCAAGGGTGTACTGCGCTCATTCCGCCCCTCGACCCAATCGCAGGGAGCAAAGGGCGCGGGTGTGGAGACCAAGGCAGTGGGCGTGGACCCACGCAAGAAAGAGGCGGTCGAGCACAAGGCCAACAACGAGACCACTCCTGAGCGAACCTCCCTCGGAAAGCGGACTTACCTAGTGGACGGCAACACCGGCGAAGGCGCTTACAAGGAGCAGGAATCCGGACAAGTGATCCCCACCTTTGACCGTTCCGAGGGCTTTCACGAGGAGCCGCGACAGGAACCGGCCCAGGACCTCTCGGAGAGGAAATTCCGCGAGGCCGAACTCCGCCAGGTGGAAGCCGACGCGGCGACCATCGGCATCCCCACCCTGCGCGCCAAGCAAAACGTGGAACTCAAGGGCGCAGGCCGCAAATTCTCGGGCGTCTACTACTGCCATTCGGTCCGCCACGCATTCGGCGAGGGCGGATATCACTGCGAACTGAAACTCAAGAAGAACGCCCTGGGCAAAGGGGCCGGCGATAAGTCAGACGAGGCTAAGGGTAAGCAGAACGATCAGGAAGCGCCACCCACGCCGAAGGAGGAACCGCCGCCGATGGTGACCATCGACGCCGACAGCGGGCAAAGGACGTGAGGTGCAACTAAGTATGGGAGACTTGAGCAAGAATTTCTCAAATAGCGAGTTCGCTTGCCGGTGTTGTGGCAAGGCCGAGGTCAATCCGCACCTAGTGGAAGCGCTACAGGAACTCCGCGATCTAGCCGCTGTGCCGGTTCGAATCACCAGTGGCTACCGATGCCCCGAACACAACCGGGCTGTGGGTGGCGCTAGACAGAGTCAACACCTGCTGGGCAATGCCGCAGACATCGTCGTCAAAGGTCTTTCGGTGGTCAAGATGTATGAACTCGCCGCACAGGTCCCGGCCTTCCGGAACGGCGGGATTGGGGTCTACCCTGAACAAGGATTCATCCATGTCGATGTCCGTGAGGGCCGCGCCCGCTGGGGAAGTCTCAAAGGCAAATACGTGACACTTGCGAAAGTACTCAAGCAAACAGAAGGAGACGAACATGCAACAGCTTGAACAGATTTTGACATTCATCCTCGATCACAAGGAACTCATCGCGACCTTGTTCGTGACTTTGATTACGATCATCAAGCTGACCGCTTGGGGTAGGGCCAGGGCCGCTGCCCTTGACACGGTGATCGGAGTAATCGAGCGGTTCGGCGCTAAGGAAGTCAAGGAAGGCGTTGCGGCGCAGGAGGCTACACTACCGGCGGCGGCTAAGGATGCACTTCAGTACGCCGTGGCCAAGGCTGATGAAAAGAAGAAGCCGGACAGTCTTGCAACCCGTATTGTCCGTGAAGTTCTGCGTGGCATTCTGCCCTGGTAGTCCGGAGGTTGCTCATTGATCGAAACTCAGGACAGACAGCACGAGGAGCGCTACAAAAACCGCTGGTACGGCAAGTACCGGGCCTTCGTTCGGGACAACAATGATCCGGAACGGCTCGGTCGTTGCCGCTTGGAAATCCCGGCCGTACTCGGCACAGGTAAGGAGAACTGGTCGGACTGGGCGTGGCCCTGCTTTCCCTACGGCGGCAACGAGGACGTCGGTATGTTTCTCATTCCGGAAGAAGGCGCGTCGGTGTGGGCTGAGTTCGAGGGGGGCAACGTTCAATACCCGATCTGGTCGGGCGTATGGCTGGCCAAGAGCAACCCCGGCGAACAACCGGAGGAATCGAAACGCCTCTGTTCCGATCCGACCTGCCATGACTGTGAGGACAAGGTCGAGCACAAGGCCGATCGGCGCGACAACCTGGAGCACAGGAAATACCATGGCCATCCGCCGTATTACTGCCCACGCCGCAAGGTTCTTCTGAAAACCGAAACCGGGCACACTATCGTGCTCGACGACCGCGATGAAGAGGAATTCCTGAAGATCATCGACCGGTCCGGACAGATCTTTCACATGGATTGCCCCGTAAAGCGGGATGCTCAATCCGGCAATGCCTTTCGCCGCGGGACCAAGGACGCCGAACGGGGCAACCAGCTCGACATCGGCTCGGACATCAAGGATCAAAAAGCCAGGGTCGAGATTACCGACCTGTGTCGTCAGTTCATGCGCTGGGAGGCCTGGAAGGACAAGGAGAAAATCCACATTCAATCCTGCGACAAGACACGCGCCCGCTGGCAGAAGATTCTTATCGACACCACCAAGGGGCGGGAAAAGGTTCTCGTCTGGGGTCTTTGCGGCACCCAGGAAATCCTCATCGATTCGACTGCCGGGGCCGAGATGATCCGCTTCACCGACAAGGCCGGGCAGGTCGTCGTGATGAACGCCGTCCCCGGTCAAGAACGCATCCAAGCCACGGACAAGTCCGGAAGCGCAATTCTCATGGACGGCGTCATGGGCAACATCATCGTGCGCTCCAGCAACAAGGTGCTGATAAACACATGACCAAGACTGTAATGCAACCCGAGATATCCCTGGTAATGACCGTCTACAACCGGGAACGGTTTCTAAGCGAGGCCATCGAAAGCGTGTTGACTCAAACCCTCTCAGATTTCGAACTCGTCATCTGGGACGACGGTTCGACCGATTCGTCATTGGAAATCGCGCGCAGCTATGCCGAGAAAGACAACCGGATCAGGCTGATCGAGGCTGAACACAAGGGACGAGTGAGTTCCCTGGTTTCGGCCATCGCTGAATCATCCGCACCCTTTCTCGGCTGGGTTGATAGTGATGACTTGCTGTCGCCAACGGTTCTCGAAGAAACATCCGCAGTGCTCGCAGCCCACCCGGAAGTGGGTCTCGTCTACACCGATTATATCGTAATCGATCAGGATGGAAAAGCCAGAGGATACGGGCGGCGTTGTCGCATTCCATACTCCAAGGAGCGACTGCTTCTCGATCTCATGACGTTTCACTTTCGGCTCATGCGGCGGTCGGTCTTTGACCAAGCGGGCGGCATCAACCCCTCATTCGAGATGGCCATGGACTACGATCTCTGTCTGCGACTCTCGGAAGCCACCGAGGCCAGGCATATCAGGAAGCCGCTCTATCGGTACCGTAACCACCGGGAGAGCCTATCCAGCAGCCGTCGCGTAGAACAGATGCACTACGCCAAACGAGCCATCTCGGAAGCACTGGAAAGGCGCGGCCTGGCCGATCAGTTCGAGGTCGATCTGCAAATCCGTGGACGATTCTCGTTGAAGAGGAGACACCCCGATGGATGAGCAGAATCGAGATCTTCCCATTGATCGGGATCAGAACGAGCGCCTCCTCGCCCGAACCTTTGAGTCATGGCGGGCCGAGTTCCGCAGCATCCTTGAGGACCACCGCCGGGAAATCCAGGCGCGACTCGAGAAGATCGAGCGCGAGATCGAAAAGAAATCGGACAAGGAAAACGTCGATCTCCTGGCCCGGAGTATTCGTGAGGAACTGCGCCGCAATTCCGATGACATCAAGAATCTATACGCTGGTTTGAACAACAAGCTGGGCATCGAGACCATGTGGAAAGTGGTCGGCCTGGTCTTGGCGCTCGGAAGCGTCTTTGGCGGCATCGTGGGTTTTCTCGTTCACCTGTTTGTAGGGATGTAACCATGGCAAGACCTCAAGCAAGAATGGGAGATATCTCCTCGCATGGCGGGATGATCATCACTGGTGCGATACGAACTGTGGTGAACGGCAGGCCGGTGGCGCGCATGGGCGATCTGCATGTCTGCCCGATACCAGGCCACGGCGTGACACCGATTGTTACCGGGAGCTTAGATACCGTGACCGAAACGATGCCTAACGCCCGTCTTGGTGATGTCGCTGCCTGCGGCGCGGTGATCGCGACCGGAAGCCTGGATACGAATGCCAATTGAGGTGCACGAATGGACTGCCAGGAACTACAATTACGATATTGGGATGTGTTTCCGAAGAGCATCAAGGTCTCCGTCAATTCGTGGGGTGTGACGATCCCGCTCTCTATCCGCGGTGATCCGACCGGCGATCCGGAGTTTGAAAGCGCGGATTCAAGTATTGCCTGGGTGGACGGAGATGGGCAAGTGAATCTTGGATGGCAAGCCGGTTCGACGGTGATCATGGTGTACGACTCAGGTAATCGCGACAGTGTGCGGTATGTCCAGGTAGAGGTGGTCGACCAGGGTGGTGGAGGCTACGGCTTTGATTAGACGGAAGGAGTCTTAACAAATGGGTGGCGGATACGGCGGAGATGATGGACCGGTTATTGAACAGACCAGTTCATCGCCGTCCCATTACGAACTCATGGCGCTGGTGCGCATCCTCGCGTCCGGTCTCGGGGTGTGCCCGGACGGTGACGAGGGAATACCGTATCTCCTGCAAATCAAAGACAGCCTGGCCGAGATCAAGGACATTCTCCTGCAGAGCCATCAGGCATCCGAAGCCCTGCGTGCCGAGGCGCAAACAGTGTTGGAGGCCCATGCGGAGAGCGCCCAGCAATACATGCAGAACGTGGAGCAACCGCAGCCGCCGGATTACCACCCCTTCCTGGCCATGCCCGCCGGCACTTCGGTGCGCGAACTTCCGGACGGCGGGAGGCTGTTCACCCTTGCCGACGGCGTAATGGTCCGTGTAAGTCCGGCGGGGGTCCTTACCGCATTCGGCACCGACGGCACCTCCACTGAATTGGAGCCCGCCAAAGGCGGAATTGTAACCCTGCCGGACGGCAGGGAATTGACATTGAAGCCGGAAGCGGTCCTTGTCACCCACGAGGCCGCTGGTATTGAAGGATTGCCGCTGGATATCGATCCAGTGCAAACGTCGGAAGACCGCTATCGGGTCGAGCTTCCGGATGGATACCGCCTGGATGTCTCCCACGGGGATCGGACGGCCTTGATCGGTAACCCGGTCGGCACCGTGGACGTCCTGAGCATCACCCGCATCGAAGGTATCGGAGAAAAGGTGACGGTGCGCCTGGTTCCCGGCGGAGCCAAGGGGTTCTCGATGCAGGAGAGCGGTCATAAAGGAATCATCGAGGCGGAAGGAACGATCCACCTTTCTATGGCAAACGGTCTCGACCTTGTCATCCGCTTTCCGGATGGCATCGATGCCGGCGGGGACGATGGCCAAGACGATCAGTCCACGATCATCTGCGAGGAGTGCGACTGATGAGTCTGGACTTTCTCGGCAGAGGGCTGAAGTTCCCTTTCCGTTTCCAGCGACGCTCGGGCGGAGCCCAGATCTCCTCGGCCACATCCAGGGAACACGAACACATTCAAGAAAGCATCATCCAGATTCTCGGCACGCGCCCCGGCGAACGATTCATGCGCCCGGAATTCGGCTCCCGCCTCAAAGACCTGGTGTTCGAAGCCAACGACGAGGTGTTGAAAGGGCTGATCCGCCATTATGTGATCGACGCGGTCAAGCGGTGGGAAAAACGGGTCGTCATTACCGACGTCTCCTTCGACGACTCGCCGCAGAATGTCGACAGCAACCTCCTGCCGGTTCGTATCTCGTACCGGGTCATTCAAAGCCAGGTGGAAGGAAATCTGGTCTATCCCTTTTACCGCGAGCCTCGCCAGGTATCCCAGCCCCGACAATTCCGCGTCTCCGTCGGTAAGTAACAAGCGGGTCCACCCGGCTGTCCGGGGACGGCCCCTGTTACCGAAAACCGACGGATGACCGGAGATGGGCAGAGCAAGCATCGACTATACCAACAAGGATTACGAGTCCCTGCGTCGGGAGTTGCTGGCGCGGGTGCCGCAGTTGACCGACCGCTGGACGGATTTCAATGCGTCCGATCTCGGTGTGGTCCTGCTGGAGCTCTTCTGCGGGGTAGGCGATATGCTCGCCTACTACCTCGATGCCCAGGCGGCCGAGGCTTTCCTGCCCACCGCCCGACAACGACAGAACGTCATCAATCTCTGCAAGCTGGTCAGCTACCGGCTCGACGGTCCGGTGGCCGCTTCAACCTCCCTGCGTTTCACCCTGGCCGCGCCCCTCGACGCGGACCTGATCATTCCGAAAGGAACGGCGTGCAAAGCCCGCCTGGAAGAAGGCGACATCGTATTCGAAACGGCGGCGGACGCGACGATCCCAAGGGGACAGACAAGCGTCGAGACGGGCGCGCGTCAGGGCGAAAGCAGGACCGAGACCTTCACGGCCACGGGCGAACCGAACCAGTCGTTTCTCCTGTCAGAAACGGCGGTGGCCCATGGAACCATCAAGATCACCATCCAGGCCGAAGAATGGACGGAGGTTCTTCATTTCCAGGAGAGCGACAGCGACGCTCGACATTTCCAGACCGACACCGACGGCCTCGGCCATGTCCGCATCTTCTTTGGCGACGGTTTGCGCGGAGGTGTGCCTCCGGCCGGGGCCGAAATCAACGTCGAACACCTCGAAACCCTGGGTGCCGGGGGGAACCTCGGATCGGACCTGGTCTCGGAGCTGCTGAGTCTTGTCTACCAGGGCGGCGAACAGGTCTCCTTGACCGTCACCAACCCGGCCCCGGCGACCGGCGGCGCGGACAGGGAATCTCTGGAACACGCCCGCAAGCAGGCCCCGGCCGAAGTCCGGTCCCTGTGGAAGGCCGTCACCAAGGACGACTACCAGGCGTTGGCCGAGGGTTTTCCCGGCGTGGCCAAGGCCCAGGTGCTCGACGTCAATGACTGCAAGAATATCCGCTACTACCAGGTCAACCTGGCGGTCGCCCCTGATGGAGGCGGCCCGCCCTCGGCGCTACTCAAGCAAGACCTTTCCTCTTTCCTCGAATCGCGCAACGTCATCACCATCGAGATCAATCTCTTCGATCCGGTCTATCGCTCCGTAGATGTGGATGCCGAGGTATACGCCTATGCGGGTGAAGACCTCGACCTTATCCGAAGCCGGACCGAGCAGGCTATTGACGAGTTTTTCGCCTTTGAGCGCATGGCGTTCGGTGTGCCGGTGCGTTTCTCGGACCTAGTGGCCGTGCTTGATGGCGTGCGAGGCGTAAGCCATGTGCAGATGTACGCCCCGCAGCAGGACATCGATATCAGGCCCGGTGAGATCGCCGTCCTCGGCCAGGTGAACCTCGACGTCAGGAGGGCATCCTGATGTCGTCCTATTTCGAGAAGAAACTCATCGATCTTCTTCCTCCCCTCCATCGGGAACGTGACGAGACCGGGGACCTGGAGACCTTCCTCAAGGTCCCGGCCGTGAGTCTGGACGAACTTAAGCTCCTGGCCGACCGGTTCCCTGAAATCTTTGATATCGACCGGTGCGAAGATCGATTTCTTCCTCTCCTCGGCGAGATCGTGGGGCATCGCTTCGATCCGCTTTCCGACGCCGCGAGGCAACGACGGCTGATTCGCGAGGCCGTAGAAATCTACCGGCGCAAGGCGACCATCCCGGCCATCGGGCGCTCGCTTACCGACCTGGGGTGGCAGGGGCGGATCGACGAGACCTTCCGCAAGGTGCTACGTCTCAACCGCAGGTCCATTGTGGGCCAGGCCAAGCTGCCCGGCTTGATCTACAGCCTGGGCGTTTACCGCATCGATAGTGACAACATCGTCCAGGGAATCCGTCCCGGATTGGTCTTTCACCATCCGGCCGGAACCAAGGTCTTTTTCCTCCAGTGGCTCTACTCGCTCTTGTCTATGGAATCGGATTTCCAGGCGGTCATCAAGAAAGTGGTGGAGCGGGTTTGCCTCGGGCACCTGCACGAGACCTTCGTGGTCAGCCACAACGCCCTGAACACCGATTATCACCTGACACGCAAGAACAAGACCTGGGGCTGGTGGCGGATCACAGACGGCACCACGTTGATGCAGGACGTGGAACGCGCCGCGGTATGCATTTCCCGCTGGCACGGACGAACACAGCGATTCCGGCTGAATGTTGGAAACCTCAACGATGAGCGGCTGCCCAACCTATGGGTCAGCGAACGTCGGGCCGCGTTCTGTTGCGAGATCGATACCAAACCGTCAGAACCTCCGGTCGACACCTTCATCAGGCTCGCCGGCCAAGACCTGAACCGTTCCCGTCTCAACCGATCCGCGACCGCCTGCCGGGTCCAGTTCAGACAAAAGGACCTTCTGTCCGAGGCCGATCAACCGGCTTCAGAAATCACCGGCGATAGGCGCACCCATTGTTACAGCTATCGTTCCCGGCTCGACCAGTGGCTCAGGGTAGGTCATTCCCACCTCAATGACATAGACAAAATCTCCGGCGCGGCCACCAACAGGCATCTCATCATCATAGCCTACGCCGGCTCGGATTGGTCGGAAGTCAGCGGGGCCTGGGATGTCGTAGACCGCTGGCGCGCACGGAGGGCCGGTTTCGCTCTGAATAGTCGGCCGCTCAACATCACTGAACTTACTGACGCGTACGTCACCGAGGCGCGAGCCTCGTTTGAACTGACCGTGGACACTGGCATTCCCCGACGCCATCGCGTGGAAACCCTGCTGCTCAACAACCGCAGGCTCAACCACACAGGGCTGCGGTTGTCCATAGATCGAACCCGACCGATGCGGCTGGGACTCATGCCGCTCAACGCCGCCGGTCTTCGCATCTCAAAGCCATCGTTTCGATGGCTCTTCCGGCAAAGGGACGACCACGCCGAAACACAGGCCGGTTTCGAAGCGGCGGCCAATCAATACACGGTCACCCAATGGCCAGCGGCATAGGAGGAATCAATGGCGATTCACTTGTTTGAAGACAGCGCTATGACGCAGCAGATATCCGAAGGCGACCTCTCGAACCCCGACGACGACACCTATAACGGGACCAACGGAGAGGCGAAGGACAAGGAACTCTTCATGGCGAACGAACAGACCGTTCTCGCTTCGCCCCTGGCATCGGGAGAGACCTCGCTGCAGTTGGCCGAATCGCGCTTCACCGACGGCGAAGTCATCATCATCGACTCGGAACAGATGCGCATCCAGAGCGGCGGAGGAACCACCACTTTAGGTGTGGAGCGTGGCTACGGAGGAACGACACCCGCCGCGCATGCCGATGGATCGCCGGTCTACTCGGGATACGACTACACTGGCCTCGTGATCGAACCGGTCGACACCGCGGGCGGGGACGAATCCGACTGGTACGCCCTCGCCCTCACGCAAACGGAACTGGACATGGCAATACCAGGTGCTCCTCTCAACCTGGGAGACAAAACCCACGATGTTACCATCTCCTTTTGGAGGCGTTGCATTGTGCCGGCAGGAACCGCCGTTCAAAACAAGACGGACTTGAAGCTGGGCATCACGGGTACCGAGAACCCGGTCCTATAGGAGAAGATTATGCCTTATCACAGCACTTCTGGGATGGCTGACAATACAGCAGACCTGCTGGTAAAACTCATGACCTTCCTTGTTGATACCGTTGGTTGGTCTCTCCACGATGATGGCTCCGCCGAGGCAGAGCCTTACTACGTTTTGAAGTCTTACGGAGAATCCAGTGCGGAAGACATCTACCTGCAGTTCATCGATGACACGAACCCCGACCGCATCGCTGTTCGCGGCAGTCTCTATTGGGACGCCGTCGCCCATGCGGGTGTGAAGGAAGCGTATCACAGCAGCTACGCTTACATCAAGACAGTGGACGCCTCACAGTTCCTGTACTGGATTTACGCCGACCTCGATCATGTCTACATCGTGACTAAGGTGGTGGCCACTTACTACGGCCATTACAGCGGATTGATCAAGAGGTTCTGGTCGGGAGCGGTAGCGATAACCCAGGCAGCCGCCACTCCCGGAGACGACGTTGTCGTGCAGGTCAACGACGCCACCCTATTCAATATCAATAGCTACTACCTTATCAAGGATGATGCCAACATCGAGCGCGTCCAGGTGACGGCGGTTGACTATGTGTCGACTCCCAACACGATAACACTGGCCACCCTCGCAAATGCATACTCAGCCGGGGCCAAGATCGGCGAGGACCCACAGCCGGTTATCATCGGGCGGTATCAATCACCGGGAAGCTTCTATGCCCTGAATAAGTTCGACGGCTGGTCAAGCACCTCGGGACAAACCGGATCATGTGCAGCAGCGCACGGCAATCTTCACACCGCATGCGACCCGGACATGCGGTACGGCCTGGTCACCATGTTCCCCTGGCTTGCGGCCCTCACCTCGAGCACATACAAGGAACTGCGCGGCGAATTGATCGAAATCTACGCTGTCGGCAACGGGGCCGTCGAT